AACCAGTTTAGAGACGCTGTTTGTGAGTTCGTCGGCGGAAATGGAAGACATTGTATATGCTATGAAGAAGGGTTTTACCTTTAAGTTATTTACATGAGGGGGCGCTGCATCAAATCAGGGGCGATGGTGGAGTTGTTCCACGTGAAGGGGTCCTTAGGGTTGGGGGGCTCGGCGCGGAGCTGCTGGTTCGCGTTTCGGAGGGCACCACCGACACTCTCGGGGAAACCAATCTGGCTGCGAGGTTCGAGGAAGTTCTGACCCGCGAGAATATCCTCGGGGGCAAACTGACCGAAATCCTCCTGGGAAGCAACCTCGCGGGGGAGAAGAGAAGAGGCGAGGCCGGTGCCAGCCTTCATCTCACAGTCAGACGTGACCACCTCCTCCTCGTCACTAGAAGGACCCATCGCACCACTGGGGGCGTACATGGTATCGTGGATAGAGTACATGGACTTACGCTTACCAGGCATGGACGGCTTCTGACAGAGCATGTAAATCACGACCACCACCGCGAGGGCAATAGCAACCTGGCGCGCGGAAATCTTCTTGAACATATTCATCTTTATATACTATAAATACTTTTTTTTTACTCATCGTCCTCAAACATATATTCGTCTGGGTAAGTCTCATCAAACTTTTCTTCAGGGGCGGGGTGAACCTTGACCTGAACAATGTTCCAGCTCGGACCGAAAGCCTTCTTAGCAAACCATAATCCTGAAAATTCAACGATGACTGAACAGACATCACCGGGCTTGATGATATCAAGGTCGACGAGAGCCTTTTCAGAATTAAAAACCTTCGTACCCACGAGACGTTCCGCTGTGAGAGTATCTTCCCTGGTGTATGCGGAACGCAGCGTCTTCTCAGCGAGTTTCTTCCCGAACCACTCCTGACTATTATCGATAGCATTTTGAATATTAACCTCATGGATAGCGTCCACCTTTTCTGGGGTGGAAATGTCGAACGAGATGTCACCTGTAATATCTGTGATAGTCACATCGTTCAACTGAACGAAATGCTTCTTACGGTCATCAGTGAACACACGAACATGGTACAACCCATCATCACCCTTTGCGAGCTTATCGTAAATCATTATGTACATCATACGTCTTAATTCTTTAAACCAACAAATGGTATCTCAGCGGCACGTTTCAATAGGGGTTTAGGAACCCAACCATCTCGCCTGGGTTTGAAACCGTATAATAGCGTTTCCTGGGTATTTAATTTTTCAGGTAAAGGCATGGGTCTCGTGGGTCTCAGAGAGAACTCATTCTTAATGTATTCCATTGAATTATTCTTTTTCCACTTAAATGTATCCATGTTAAATCTCTGATTTCCAGAAGAACTTTCAAACCCAGTGATGTCCACGTCGGGAACCGTAGGGTTAATACCGTGTACAATTTGTTTAGACAATCTCTCTTTCGTAGGGGTTGTTGTGAATTGAGAATACTTTTGGGGGTTCACGCGACGCGCCTTTTTTAAGTTTGGGTTTTTATGTTTAAGAATACTCTTGGTACCATTGGATAACTTTGGGCGAACTTTTTGAAATATAGTATCTATTGAATCACCAGCCTTCACCGTCTTGACAAATATTTTAGAGAGTTTCAAGAGACGTTGACGGTCTTTTTCCTTTTTCTCAGGTCTGAGTTTCAATTTATGCATCAAATAAATATCTTCTATTAAAAACTCTTTACTCGCAACCATGACATTGTTATTTATTTTCACTCGACCAGTGGCCATATTCCTGTAACTGATACCCTTACGTGAAATACTCTTCACGACACCGTATCCAAACTCGTTGGGACGCATGAAGGGTATATCAAGGATACCACCCAATGTAAAGTCTTCAATCTTACCCGAACCGATAGAAAAATAACGCATGTTTAAATCGAGCGCAAATAATTCAACATCTATGAACACATCTCCTTTTGACGGTGCATTACTTTCCCCACCTTTTTTCTTTTTTATCAAAGTGTATCTCCTCGTGACGTAGGGCCCCTGTTTTTTGAAACCCAGCCCCAAAAACTTAAAAATCTTATTTTTTCTTGAAAGTATTCTCTTTTTAATCCTGATATTCAATCGCTTGGCGAGTTGCCCCATCTTATTCCACAGGATGAGTTTGACCGCTTGGAGTTTCCCAAAATAGTGTCGGTCATTCGCCATTCGTGGGACAAACTTGGCGTCGATATCACTCGTGATGACACGGTCCTTATAGTCCATGTACATGTTAAACGCTTCACCCCCACTGATGACGAGGTCCCCCATGTTTTTCATAAACACTGTGAGTTCACCCACTGTATCGAGTATGATATCCCGGATTGAATCCGTGACTAAAACATATATTAATTTTTCAAACTGTTCATCCGTAAACTGTTTGTGTACCCGACTTCTAAACTTTTTTACATCATCATTGTCATAATATTTCTTCAAAAGTGCATCCCTAAAAAATAATTGCCCGTTTAAAAACCTGTTTATGACAGGTGTTGAGTAACTTTTTTCATCCATTATAATATAGGGACATAATATTATGACCACCTGTAGATGCTACGCCGATGTGACATTTGGTGACCACAGAAAGAATCAGATATGTGGAACGAAACACGACAAAGACCTCATCGTACCAGCTCCAGAGGGGTGTTGCCCAGGGGGGTGTCCTGGTCAGACAGATGGTATCGAACCGAGAGAACCCTATGGGTTCGGAAAGATGTATAATATACGTGTGTTCACGTGGTTGATTGCATTTTTCTTCATAACAGCAGCTATACTAACGTACTTAAAGATTGTGGTCTTATAGAATGTATAATGTCTACCGAATCTATTCTCTCCGAAATCGCCGCCATCCGCAACGACATCAAGGCTCTTGCCAAGATTGTCCGTAAGATTAAGGCTACCCAAGAAGACCCCACTGGTGAGAAGTCCTCCAACCGCGCGAAGAACAATGGGTTCAACCGTGAGCAGAAGATTTCCGATAAACTCCGTGATTTCCTGGGTCTCCCCGATGGGGAGTTGGTCTCTCGTAGTTCGGTCACTCGTGCCATCAATCAGTACGTGAAAGACAATGGGCTCAAGCACCCCGACAATGGTCGTGTGCTCGTGCTCGACCAGAAGCTCCGCGACCTCCTCGAGCCTCCCGTGGATGTGCAAGTGACTTTCCTCAATCTCCAGAAGTATCTCAGCCCTCATTACACTAAGGTTGAGACGGCTTAGCCTTCGTCATATCGAGATAGAGTTCCCCAAACGTTTTTTCAGATGTCAAATCTAATTTAATCGTGGGCTTCGGGAGTAATCATATTACCCTCCATTCTGTTATATCAGCATCACATGTCCCCAGTTTGTCCACTTTACATCAACTTAGAAAATAAAATACTATATTAATATATAATATGCTTATTGATAGGGCGACTATTGAAAACCTTGTTGGTACAAAGATATCTAATATAACTTTGTACCAAAAAGCATTTACACACAAATCAGCACTCAAAGAAAATGAAAATTTGTCGGGGTCTTTTGAAACTTTAGAGTTTATAGGTGATTCTGTTCTTGGGTTTGTCATCACAAAGTTCTTGTACGACAAATTTGAAGAGAGGCAGGAGGGGTTCCTGACCAAAGCGCGCACCAAACTCGTGAGAGGCGAAACACTCGCGAGCATAGCGTCAAAACTCGAATTGTATAAATGGATTCAAATGGATGAGAAAGGTATGCGCAACGAATGGAATCATAACCCAAAGATTTTAGAGGATGCCTTCGAGGCCCTGGTGGGTGCCATCTACATGGACCTAGGACTCCTACACACCAAAGAGTTCATCTTACGCATATACAACGACCCACAGTTCGTGAATCTTGACTCCATCATGGTGGATGATAACTTCAAAGACCATCTCATGCGTTACTGTCAGTCTAATGGTCTTCAATTACCTGTGTATTCTATAGTGAGACACGACTCTGGGGTATTTTACATAGCTGTATTCGTCGACAATGTCTGTGTGGGGCAGGGGTATGCTAAAAACAAAAAATTAGGGGAACAATACGCTGCAAAATCATTCTTTTACCCACCTGTAGTACCAACGAGCTTAAACAGTCTGGGTGTACACTATTAAATGCACGAAGGTGTTAAGAAACTTCTCGAGCGGGAATACGCCGAGCAACGTTCCGAAGAATGGCTCGAACTACGTCAAGGTATGCTGACGGCCAGTGATGCTGCGACTGCTATAGGTGAGAATAAGTACGAAACACCTAAGGGTCTTTTACTGAAAAAGTGTGGGTTCAACAAATTCGTCGGTAACGCAGCTACTGAACACGGAAATAAATATGAGGATGAGGCTCGCATTCTTTATGAACAAAGACATGGTGAAATTGTACACGAACTTGGTC